ATACTGGAAGGCTTGCTGTTTCTTGGCAGATAGGAGAAAACGCAGAAAGCGGCGCACCCGCCCCAGAAGGCAAGTATGGAAGCGCTGGTAAAGGAACTGTTGTAAGACCTCCAAAAGCTTTGAATTATCAATTAGGAAAAGAAAATTTTAAAAAAAAATATAATATTCACAATAATGTTCCATACGCTGAACCTGTTATGTTTGGAACAAGTTTACCGCCGTCTTGGGGAAGTACATATAGAAGTAAACAAGGATTGAAAGCAAGACATCTTGATTTATTGGCAAAAGAACTTGCAAACGAAATTCAAGACCTTTACAAACAAATAAGGGGTAAATAATGGCAGCTATTGATTTAAATACAGTAAGAGCAACAATTGAAGCTAGAGTTGCGACAGAGCTTGCCAGCAGCCCCGCAATCCCTGTTGTTTTTCATAATATGTCGTTTGATAGTAACGCTGTAACAACCTTTGTTCAATGCCTTACAACATTCGGTGAAAGTAATTATTTAACATTAGGAAATGCAAGCGGACAGAATCGTGTAAATGGAATTGTTGTTTTTAATATCTTTACGCCGCAGGGAATAGGTTCAGGTGACAACTACACAATCGGGAAAAGATTGCGTGATTTATATAATCGAATTACAGTATCAAGTGTGATCTTTGACAGCCCAATAGGGCCTGAAGTCATTGATAATGCAAATCCAGAAGGTCAGTTTCAAACGCAGTTGCGAATGACCTTTGAAATTTTTGAGGAACTTTAATTATGCCAAAACTTGTAATTACAGAAAAAATGCTTGACGCAATCGAAGCTGTCAAAGGAGTAAGGGATGCTAATTACTGGGACCCCAATTGTAAAAGATATATGGAGAGTCAACAAAACTCAAAAAAAGATGTAAAAAAGTCTGAAAAGAGTTAATATATTTATAAATATTTCTTTTTTTTGTTATGGCTGCTGTTAAAGGTGATGTCGGTAAAATTATGTTCCATAATGCCGCGGGAACTGAAGCTGATATTTCAGGTGTTAGAAACTGGTCTTTATCTATAACAAAAGACACTCAAGAAACTACAGTAATGGGTAATACATCAAAAACTTTTGTTGGTGGTTTGATTGCTGGTGAAGGTTCAGCAGAACTTATTTATGACAATGCTGGAAACTCAGACTATCTTGCATTTGTTGAAGATGTCCTTACAACAGGTGATGCTGGTGACGCATTGTTTGAACTGTTCCCTGATAGTTCAGCTAGTTCTAAAAAATTAGCTTTTTCTGGAATTATTACTAATGCTGAATATGGAGCAACTCTTGGCGAGATACAACTTATAAACGTTACATTCCAAACAACAGGTGCAATAACCTCAGATATCTGATACATTGGTTTTATTAGTCTACTAATCAACCTAAATGCCAAACAAAAGAACTATTGACTTGTTAACTGAATCTTATAAAGATCAGATGACAACCAGACGTAAATATGAATTTAAAGACGCAAATGGTGTTGTAAAAGCAAATTTATATTTTAGGCCGTTAACAAGAGAAGATAGAGTGCGAGCGCAAGCAGCCGCAGGCACAGATGATGCTTTGACAATATCGACATATTTGCTTTGTAAAATGGCAGAAAATGAAGATGGTACAAAAGCATTTAGTCCCGCAGATGCGCCAAACCTACAAAGAGAACTTCCCGAAAACGTATTAAATGAAATCGAATTATTTTTGTTTGATATAAAATTAGATGTTGATACAGCAAAAAAATAATATCGCGGGATAACTGGATAAATTTTGAGTTTTTTCTCGCAACAGAATTAGGTAAGACATTACAAGAATTACGTTCTCTGATTACAGAAGAAGAACTGATATATTGGGCTGCATATTATGAAGTAAAAAATGATAGAGAAAAAAAAGAATTAAATCGCCAAAGAGCAAATAGAAGGTAAAATATAATAAAGGCTTTTTTTATTTGTGGCACAGGCTAATGTAAAACTTACAGTTGATGCTAGTCAGGCCACTAGGGCATTAAACGGAGTACAATCACAAACAAATAAATTACAGTCTGCTTTTGGTGGTCTTAGAACTGCTATTGCTGCAACTGGTATTGGTTTAATTGCTAGAAATGCCGTTAAAGCAGCAACAGATTTTGAAAAACTAAATCAAAGACTCAAAATATTAACTAAAGAAAATGGTACTTATAGTGAATCTTTAAAACTAGCAGAAGAAGCACAGTCAAAGTTTGGTTTAAGTTCCATTGATGCTCTTGAGGGAGTAACTAATTTACAGGCAAGATTAGCCCCACTTGGGTCAACAATGGATGAAATAACGGCAATATTTAACGGTTTTAATACAGCAGCAATCTTATCTGGAGCATCTGCACAAGAACAAGCTGGAGCGATGAGGCAGTTAACACAGGCTTTAGGTTCAGGTGTTTTAAGAGGAGATGAATTTAATAGTATATCTGAACAAATGTCTGCTGTTCTAAAACCTATTGCAGATCAATTAGGAGTAAATGTTGGCGCATTAAGAGATATGGCTGCTGAAGGAAAGATTACGAAAGATGTTGTTGTTGCTGCTTTTAAAGAAATAGAAGACCAAGGGGCTGGGGCATTAAAAGAATTAATAAAAAATGATCCTACAATGACATTTAAAGTTTTAGCAAATCAAACTGAGAAATTATCAATATCAGTTGGCCAAATATTAGCTCCAGCGATTTTAGACGCTACTGCTGCATTAACTAAAATTGTTCAGGCAGTTGATAGTTTTGTTAAAAGTCCATTAGGGCAAACAGTGGCAATATTTTCAGCGATTGCAGTTGCAGCTAAGGGTGTGTCTGTTCTTTTACCAGTTGTAGCTGCGGGATTACAGAAAGTTGCATTTGCGGGTGGCGTTGCCACTATTGCATTAAACGCATTGCCCTTAGTTGCTGTTGCAACAGGAATTGGAGCTATCGTTACACAATTAATAAAACAAAGAGAAGAACAAAATAAAGTAACCGACGCAATAAAACGAGGTGAAAAAGCTCAACTAGAAGCTTTAGAGGCTGATCTTGGAATAAAAATAGCAAGACAACTTGCAATTATAAATAGGTCTAATGATAAAAGAACTATAGCAGCTGCAGAAAGAAGACTTGCTATATTACGTGAGCAAATGAAACCAATTAGAGAAAGATTAGATATTGTAATTCAAGAAAATGCAGAATTAGAAAAAGCAAACAAACTGAAGAAAGAAGCTCTTGATAAAGATAAAAAATTAAAAGAAGAAGCAGAAAAACTTAAAGAAAAATATATGGAGATTGGTAAAAGTGTAGAAGAGGGTATTGTTTCAAACTTAACTGACGCAGTTATGGGAACTAAAACATTAGCCCAAGCTGCAATCAGCGTGTTAAATGATCTTAAAAGAAAACTTATTGAAGTAGCAATACAAAGGGCTGTTTCTGGTATAGGTGCAAAGATTGGTGGTTTTTTAGGCAATTTATTTGTGCCAACACCAAGAGCAAATGGTGGCCCTGTTTCGGCTGGTGGTGCATATTTAGTTGGCGAAAGAGGCCCAGAAATCTTACAAATGGGTTCAAGAGGTGGAAATATAATTCCAAACAATGCTATCGGTGGAGGCGGTACAACAAATAATATGATCACAGTTAACGTAGATGCAACAGGCTCATCTGTTGCTGGTAATGGATCAGAAGCCGATCAGTTAGGTGGTTTAATTGCTTCTGTAGTGCAGGCAACTATAATTGATGAACAAAGAGCAGGGGGTTTATTAAATAGATAATGGCTACATTTCCATCAATAACTCCCACTTATGGGATGAGAAAACAAAGTAAACCAAAAGTAAGAGTAACTTCTTTGGGTGATGGTTATGAGTTTAGGGCATTATATGGCCTGCCTTTATCTCAAGACCCTAAAGAATATGATCTTACTTTCAACGTGTCTGAAACTAATGCAGATGTCATAGAAGCATTTTTAAGAAGCAGGGTTGCAGATCAGGCAAGTTTTACATTTACTCCACCAGCAGAAGGTTTTACAAAAACAGGTACATATTCGCAAAGTGGGACAACTGTGACTATTAGTATTACCTCACATGGCGTTGGTATAGGTGATGTTTTGACGATTGATTATACTTCTGGCAGCGCAACAGATGGAACTTTTGTTGTTGACTCATCTGCTGATTCAGACACTTTTACTGTAACTGCTGCTAGTTCTGCAACTAACAGTGGAAATGTATCAATTACTCTTTCTGGGGCTGGTCAATATGTCTGTGATTCGTGGACAAAAACAATACCTTATAACAACAGAGCAATAATAAACTGTTCTTTCCGTGAAGTATTTGAACCATAATGGCAGTTCCTACAAGCGCACTTCAGGGATTAACAAATAAATCTATTATTGAGTTATATTCTGTTGAGTTAAAAGCAGATATACATTATACAAAATCAGCAAAAACAGCTACTTATAGTCAATCATCACAAACAATCACAATAAACTTAGACAGTCATGGTTTTTCTGTTGGTTTAATTTTAAGCCTAGATTTTACTTCAGGTAATGGGATTGATGGTGTTTATACAATTCAGACAGTTTCAACAAATTCATTTACTGTTACTGGTACAACATCACAAACAACAAACGGTAATGTTTCTTTTAATGTAAATGCAACAATAGCAAATCCTACTGTTTATTTATTTCATAGCGGTAATAATATGAAAGATAGTTTAGACATTGTATGGCAGGCAAATACATATTCAAGGATGCCTGTAAAAGCTGAAGGTTTTAAGTATTCTGGTAAAGGTAAATTACCAAGGCCAACTTTAACTCTTTCTAATCTTTTAGGAACAATCACATCAATACTACAACTTGTAAATCAAACTACAGCATTATCTGATTTGGCAGGGGCCAAAGTGACAAGGCGAAGAGCATTAAGTAAAGACCTTGATGAAGTAAATTTTCCATCAGATGTAAACCCATATAAAAGCGGTTCTGTTGATCCTTCAGCAGAATTACCAAGGGAGGTTTATTTTGTTGAAAGAAAAACCATTGAAAATAGAAACATTGTACAATTTGAACTTGTTAGTAGTTTTGATCTGTTTGGTGTTTCTGCGCCAAAAAAACTTGTAACAAAGGCTGACTTTGCAGGCGTTGGAACTTTTGTTAACTTTTAACTATGACTTGGAAAGAATCCTTTATAAATTATGCAAAAAAAGAAGCACCAGCAGAAGCTTGTGGTTTGTTGGCAATAATAAAGGGTAAAGAAACTTTTTGGCCTTGTAAAAATTTAGCAGAAGGCAAATTTGAATTTTTTATTCTTGACCCTGATGATTGGGCAGAATGTGAAGATACAGGAGAAATTATTGGTGTTATACATAGTCATCCTATAGGTGCTGCAACACCTTCAAATAATGATAGGGCAGCTTGTGAACATCTTGGGTTTCCATATTTTATTTATAGTATTGAACACGATCATTGGGAATCGTTTGAGCCTACAGGCTGGAAAGCACCTTCATTGATTGGGCGAAAATTTATCTGGGGAAAATATGACTGTTGGAGTATTGTAAGTGATTGGTATTTAGAAACCAAGAAAATAAAATTAATGAATTGGAAAAGACCAAAAAAAATAAAAGATTTTATAAATAATCCAGAGTTTGAAAAAGCTTTGCCTATAGGTGGATTTAAAAAACAAGAATCTAATAAAGAAATCAAAGTTGGTGATGTTTTGCTTTTTGAATCAATAACTGGAAATCTTGATCATGTTGCTGTTTATATAGGTGATAACATGATATTGAATCATAATATAAAATCTTTGAGTTGTAGAGAACTTTTTGACTTAAGATACCAACAGGCACTTAGAGGGGTTTACAGATATGCAGCTTAAGAAAATAAAAGTTTATGGTAAGTTAAGACAATTTTTAGGAAAGCCATATTTCATGGCTGCTGTAAAGTCACCACAGCAGGCAATGAGTTTTTTGATTGCAAATTTTGAAGGAATACAAAAACATATGAATGATCAAATTTATAAGGTAAAAATGGGCGGTAGGGTAATTACAGAAGAATATTTATCAATGTCTGGCGAGGGTGATATACAAATTATTCCTATTGCAACAGGTTCTTTGGGAGCCGCGGTTTCAGTGGTTACAGGAATATTTAGCGGGGCTGCTGCTGCTGCAACGG